CTGCGCTATAGTTCTTCCGGGTTTCGCATCCGCAAAGGGACTGTTTCTGGTAATACTGTCACCTTTGGGTCTCCCGCGTCTACTGACGCTAGATGCCTTATTGAGGGCACTTACGCGGCGGGGGTAGATATCAGCGGCAGCACCCAGCTTACTGTGTCTACAGTTGACCTTGCCACGATGAGCGTTGTCAGCACGTTCACATTGGTGACCGGGGGTGCCCCAAATGTTCCCCAACTGTGCGCGTTGGATTCCACAACCTTACTGGTGCTGTGGACCAACTCGGGCACTTCATATGCCCGCGTGTTGAATTCTGCTGCCGGAGTCTTGAGCGCTGCAGGCCCCGATCAAACGCTTGCCAGCATTGTGGGACAACCACTTCGAGCAGCGTCTTCCAGCAATGCTGTACTCGCCAGCACTGGCCGCGCATACAACATTTCCGGGGGAACTGTCACTCTTGGTGGCACAGTTTACGCCCCCCCGAATTCCACCATCATTGTTGCCGACATGCTGGGTGGATTGGGTGCCCATTTTTACGAAACTGGTGGCGTTCTCAAAGCATTTCGAGCAGCTACTTCTGGCACCGTTACCACTTATAGTTCTGTGGAAGACCAAACAAGTGCTGCTTCTTTCAACGGCATGGTTGTTTCCAGAGCGTGGGACGGTGGCATTATTCGGGTTGCCAGAAAATCTTCCGATGGGTTTAAACTGTTTGCCCAATTGCATGGCTTCGCTGGCACTATCAACAGCCTTGGGCCAGAGGTACAAGTCACCACAACACTCGCAAATTACAACACTGTGGTGGGGCTGTCGAATACCACAGCCGTTGCTTTGTGGGCAGCCGCGTCCCCTTTCCCCGTCAGCTATTCCGTGTTGAGTTTCACTGGTTAGGTAACAGCGTCACCCAACGCACCAACTGAAAACAACCAGACTACGCGCAGATTGGATAACGCATGACAGATGACCTCCTACCCCACCGTGTGCAACGCCTGGAAGCGGGTATTGATCGGCTGGCCGACGCCGTTGACCAGCAAGGGCGCAAGATGGATGACAAGTTGGACTCCATCGGCCAGAGCATCAGCTTGCTGGTGCGGATTGATGAGCGGCAGGTCGCCATTTCTGAACGATTGCAGTTAGGGGCGGCCACCATGCAGAAGCATGAAGAGCGCCTCAACAAGATCGAGACGGTGCTGCCCGGGCTCAAGGAGCTGCGGCAGTACGTCATGATGGGCATTGTGGCCGGCGTCGGGATGATCGCCGCTGCCGTTTTGAAGCTCGTGGTGTTCGTGTGACGCGCCAGTGGAGAATCACGGACTTGGTGGTTGACCACCGCACGGGGAAGCTGCGCGAGTCGGCCGTCTGGTCAAATATCGGCAAGGCGTCTATGACGTGGGCGTTTGTGCACACCGTCGCGAGCGGGCATAGCTCTGAGTGGCTGTGGATTGCGTACGGCGGGATCGTAGTGGCGCACGCCAGTGTGGAGCGTGTGCTGGGGCAGAGGCAGCAAAGCCTCGACAACAAGAAGGGGGCCGCAGATGCGCACCAGTGATTCAGGACTTGAGTTCATCCGGCACCACGAGGGACTGGAGACGAGGGCATACCCCGACCCCGGCTCCGCAGACGGCCACCCATGGACCATCGGCGTTGGCCACACGCGCGGCGTCAAGAAAGGTGATACGTGTACCGTAGAGCAGGCCATGGTCTGGCTGCGGGAAGATGTACGCGACGCGGAAGCTGCGGTGCTGCGCCTTGTCAAGGTGCCGCTATCACAAGACCAGTTCGACGCCTTGGTGTCGTTCGTGTTCAATGTGGGGGCCGGCGCGCTGGAGAAGTCCACGCTGCTGCGGATGCTGAACTCAAGCGACTACTTCGGTGCGGCCGTGCAGTTCGAGCGGTGGAACAAGAATGACGGCCGGGTCATGGCCGGGCTGACACGCCGGCGCAAGGAAGAACGCGACCTGTTCGAGGTCGGACACGCATGATGCTCAGCCTCGTACCGTGGCCCTACAAGATCCTGGCTGCTGCGCTGCTCGTTGCAGCGCTGGTTGCGTTCGGCTTCGTCAAGGGGGTACAGTACGAGGGTGACAAGGCCGATGTGCGGCAGGCCGCCCAGGAGAAAGCCGCCATGCAGGCGCATCTGGCCGCCACACAGCGCGGGCTCAACATCATGTCGGATGCCCTGGTCCTGGAAGGAGTCAAGAATGCACAGCTATCGGATGTGGATCGCCGTCTCAACGCTGCTCTTGGCGAGCTGCGCAAGCGCCCCGATCGTCCAGCCCCCAGCGCCAACCCCGGAGATCCCCCCGCTTGTGTTGGAGCTACCGGCGCGCAACTGGCAGCAGGAGATGCAGAATTTCTTGAGAGGTACGCTGCCGACGCAGCTCGACTACACGTTGCCGCCGAAACCTGCAAAGCCAGGTACGAAGCCTTGAGGCAGCGCCTCAACGGGAGATAACATGCCGCTGCAAAAACTTCAATTCCGGCCCGGTATCAACCGCGACGCCACGTCGTTGGCCACAGAAGGTGGTTGGTACGCGTGCAACAAAGTGCGCTTCCGCTCCGGCTTTCCTGAAAAGATCGGCGGCTGGACGCGCATCTCAACCGCTGCGTACCTGGGCATCTGTCGCTCGCTGGCCGTTTGGCGCATTCTCATTGGCGCAATCTACACCGGTGTCGGCACGCACCTCAAGATGTACGTGGAGGCCGGCGGGGACTACAACGACATCACGCCTATCCGCGACAACGAAGTCGTGGCCGCCAACGCGTTCACAACCACGAACGGCTCCAGTGTCGTCGAGGTCAACGATGTCGCCCACGGCGCCATCTCTGGAGCGTACGTGCTTATTTCTGCGTCCGGTGGTGCCGTCGGCGGTATCGCAGCGTCCGCGTTCGAGGGCGAGTTCGAGATCACGTATGTGGACGATGACAATTACACCATCGTTGTACCGGCGACAGCCACGTCCGACGCCACGGGCGGCAGCGCCACGTTTGACTACTTGCTTAACCCCGGCCTGGAGTACGCGACGTTTGCCTACGGCTGGGGGTCTGCTGCATTTGGTGACTACGCCTGGGGCACCGGGTACTCGGTCGAAATCCGCGACTTGCGGATGTGGACGCAGGTCGTGTACGGGCAAAACCTCGTGTTCGGTCCCAAGCTCGGCAGCATCTACCAGTTCACGCCCAACGCAAACCCGGCAATATTCGATCGCGGCGTTCTGGTGTCTTCGCTCCCCGGCGCCACGTCCGTTCCGCTGTACCAGTTCCACATGCTGTTTGAGCAGTCCGCGCGCATTCTGGTCGTGTACGGCACGAACGCGTACGGTGACACGGTGTACAACCCGCTGCTTGTTCGATGGAGCGACACGGAGGACATCGTCAACTGGGCCCCCGCGATAACCAACCAGACCGGCGAGTACACGCTGCCGTCCGGGTCGGCAATCGTCACCGCCGTGCACACACGCCAAGAGATCGTGATCCTGACCGATACCGCCGTGTTCACCCAGCAGTACGTCGGCGCTCCGTTCGTCTTCAGCTTTGTGCAACAAGCGGACAACATCTCGATCATGGGGCCGAACGCGGCCATCTCGATCAACGGCGTGGTTTACTGGATGGGGCGCGAGAAGTTCTACGCGTTCGACGGGCGTGTCCAGACACTGGAGTGCACGCTGCTGGACCACGTGTACGACAACATCAACCTGCTGCAGGGCTTGCAGGTGGTGGCGGGTACGAACGAGGGCTTCGATGAAGTCTGGTGGCACTACTGCAGCGCGGATGCGCTTTTGCCGGACCAATACGTGATCTATAACTACACGCTGCGCGTCTGGTACTACGGAACCATGTCTCGCACCGCGTGGATCGACTCCCCGCTGAAAGCATCGCCCCTAGCCGCTACGATAGTCAACAACCTGGTGCTGCACGAAGACGGCGTGGATGACGTGGAGACCGTCAGCAGCCAGCCGATCGACGCCTACATCGAGTCCTCGGACTTTGACATCGGTGACGGGCACAACTTTGGCTTCGTTCGCAGCATCCTGCCGGACCTGACTTTTACCGGCTCGACGGCGATCACACCTGCGGTGACCATGACAACGCAGACCCGGAACGCGCCAGGCGCCCCGCTGAACGCGGACACGGACGAGACGGTCTCCCGCACGTCAACGGTCGTTGTGGAGCAGTGGACTCCGCAGGTTTTCATGCGCGCGCGGGGGCGGCAGATGCGGTACAAGATTGCGTCGGACACGTTGGGGGTTCAGTGGAAAATTGGCACGCCGCGTATGGACGTCCGGCCCGACGGACGTAGGAGCTGACATGGCCCTGCGTGCACCGCGACTCAGCCAGGCCCCTGCGGAGTACGAGCGCCGCTTCTTGGACACGCTCGTGTCGGAACTTGTGGCGTATTTCAATCGCGCCAACGCGCCGTACCCGCACAACGCCAGCACGCTAAACATCAACATTGACACGTTGCCCACCGAAGCCGTCCTTGCTACACTACGCTCCGGCGACGTCTACAGGGACACGACTGCATCAAACGTGTTGAAAATCAAACCGTAAGAGGTCCCTATGAGTCTCGCAAAAATCGCATCGGCCAAGCGCAAGCGCAAGTTCTACGACGGCGGTCAAGCAGACCCCGAAGGTCAAGCAGATGCTTCGCGCGCGGACGGCTCCCCGAGCGTAGGTGGGTTCAACCCGGACGGCGGATGGTCCGCCAACGATTCCGCGCAGTTCGGTACGCCCACGGCGCCGGCTGGCACCGGGGCTCCTTATTCCGGCGGGGACACAGGCGGAACGGCCACAGCCACACCGACGGCGGCACCTTCGAGCAATTTCCTGTCCGGTCTGACAGTTGAAGGCGTGCTTGGTGCGCTGGGGCGGATGCCGGGAGGTCTTGGCATGTTGTCAGGGCTGGCGAGCAAGGGTATTGCCGCTGCCAAGCAGGACTGGAGCGCGAGAGAAAACGACTCGGCGCAGTTTGGTATCCCGATGCCTTCACGCGGTCAGGACAACGGGGAAGGTAGCATGGGCTCCGGCTTGGCCTCGGATGCCGCGGCCAACCCCTTCGGGTCCTCCGCCCCTACGCAAACCACACCCACCGCGCCGGCCGACGCTGGCATGCGCAAGTACGTCTGGGACCCGGTGGCTCGGCAGTACACACTGACCAACGTCGGCGCAGGTGCCAACCCCATGGGCTACACATCCGGGCAGACGTTCAAGATGGCCGCCGGCGGGCAAGCGCCAAGTGGCATCGCTGCCGGGGCACCGCTGGGTCCGCGTTTCGTGCAGGGCGGTGGCACCGGCTTGTCGGACGATGTCCCGGTCAAGATGGATGACGGCGGCGAGGGGCGTCTGGCGGACGGTGAGTTCGTGATCCCCGCAGACGTGGTGTCTGGCCTGGGCGGGGGGTCGTCCAAGGCTGGCGCGGACATTCTGTACCAGATGATAGAGCG